AATCTTCATGATCGTTCTGTTTCCTTTGTAGTCCCGCCACACGGCAGGGTCTATGTCTTTCATTACCAGATACTCTATCGCTTCTTCCTCAGTCATAGCACCGATAGGTTCTGCGTATGGGTGTTCCTTTGGCTCCCCGTCAGGCACCAAACGATCACGCTGATAGGTGTCAATAGGTGGTAAGATGTCACCCTCTAGTGCCGCAGCCATCCAGTTGGGATCAGGGACAAGCACCTTGGCAGGTTCGTCAGGTGTGGCAGGGTCTTCAAACAGCACACGATACTTAGACTGCACAGGCGTCAAGCGTGACTTGGCTTCCAGTAGGCGTTCCCATAGATGCGTCATGCTAGGTCTCCTATGATTTTCATTGTATGTACTCTATCTTCATAGACATCATTCCAAGTTAAAATTGCTATAGGTGACGAACTAGAACTTCTTGTGTAATTAGACCCATTACCCGAAAAGATACGACCAACCACATCAACGGAGCCTGAAACTCCATAGTTTGCAGAATTAAAACTGTTAGTAATACTATAAGTATAACGCCCTGTAGCATTGTCTGTTACAGACGATATGTTTAAACTATCAGTAATGCTTGGCGTAGATGATCCCACTACCCAAGCCTTAGCCGACCCATTCAGGACATAGCCAGTCTCTACTGTATCTGTGCCATCGGTGATGTTGGAAACGTTTAGTGTACTCATGCTAAGTCTCCGTGGATTGTAACACAGCAAAGGTCCATGTCTGTTTTGGTTACAGCATAATCAGGGGTCGCATATACCCCCACCTTTCCTGTTTCTACTGCGCTTCCCGTCACGTCAGCGTCTGGCGAAATACTTAAACATATACCAGTACCGCCACCTGTATACCGACCTGTTGATGCGACTGCATAATCATCGTTTGACATGCTGTTTGAAAAGTTAACAGAATAAACTCCAGTGCCCTCGTCTGTAAGACTAGCGACATTGTTGCTATCCCGTGTAGCAATCGTACCAGTGCCATTAAAATTAACCCAAGCCGCCGCAACCCCTGAGACTGCACGACTAGCTGTTTCGCCTGTGGCTTTGATGTTGGAGATTACTATGGTACTCATGCTAGGTCTCCTACGGCAATAATGTACTGGCGACTTACATCTTCAGTACTGCCATCATGGTTTCTACTCGTTACACCACATGTAGATGCAGCAGGTAAGCCCGCAGTTTCAGTGGCATGTTGAATGCCAAGGAAGTTATTACTATTGGTGCATGAGCCAGTTAATGAGTAATATTGATCGGACATGGCATTAGTGTAGCTGTAAGTGGTTGAGCCAGTCGCTGTATCGGTAATAGAAGATATATTAAAACTGTCGTGCAGTGTAGTAGTGGTGACAGTCTCGACTGCAGCCCAGATTTTAGCCGAAACTTGCCCCGTAAGCGTAATCGGCCCAGTACCAGCCGCATCACTAATTGTTGTTGCTCTAATCTCAGACAATGCTCAAGTTCCCCCCAGTTGTGACGGTCAAGGTAACACCTGTATCAACCGTCAGTGGCCCAGCAGCTAGTGCATTATCCGTTGCACCGATAGTAACGTCAGTATCTAAAGTCTGTGTGTGGGTGCGAAATATGTCACCCTTGCCAGATGTTGCATCACCAACGCTTCCGTTGTTGCCCTGATAGTAACTACTGCTTGTTACGTTAGCGGGATTGAAAGTTTCAAACGCCAGTATCTCTAAGACATCACCTGCCGCTGCACCACTTGTAAGAGTGATATTGACGTTATCGCTGTCAGTGTAGTCAGTGATGCGCACTAGCTTCACACCGTTTAGCCACACCACAACATACCCAGAGGTAAACCCTACTGTCGTAAACTGCGTTTGCCCCGCTGTTGCGGTAAACTTCTGGCTTACCTGCGTAGCCTGTGGAACTGGGATGCTGCCGATGTATCCTGACATTTCATGTCCTTATGGTTTTGTAGGCCATACTACATCATCAAGTGATGAATAGCTATTTGTGATGTCACGTAGTGCTTGACGGTATGCTGTCTGCTCTGCGGTCATTGTTAAGTCTGATGATGCCCACCAGTCTGTTTCAGCAATGCGGCGGTTGCGTTCTTCACGTAGTTCCTTCAAAGGCTGTGCTGCAATCAGTTCATCACGTTTTGCTGAGACAGTTGCCCAGACAACATCATGGTCTGTGCTTTCGATTGCTGTGCCATTGGCATCACTGCCAGTGACCTTGCGGAACATTTCGTTGAACTCAGCTTCTGTCGTCGGTTCGCCACGGAGTACCCACTCTGTAACGCCTAGTTCGCTTAATGCGTTTGCTATTGTTGTCATGATCCTATCCTATTAATGCGCCACTAAATGATGAATTACTTTGAATATCCCAACTAGTATCAGCACTTGCCATAACTGTAATTCTTATAGTGTCATTGGCATCTAGCTTAAAACATTCAGAACCTGTCAAGCCAAGATACGAGCCATCAGGTGACCCATCAATTACATATGTTTCAGAAACACCGCTCTCAGTAGAATTACGTTCAATTCTTGTAATGATGTAACCTGAACCAATGTCATCATATCTTGTACTAAAGTTAATTTGGTAAACGCCTGATACTGGAACAGTTACCTGTCCAGTTGATGTATCTAAACTACAACCACCTTGTATATAACAATTATCACCTGAAGTTTTATTCCATAAAACAGGACTTCCCTGACCCCCTGACGTAGTAAAAGTTGCTGATGCAGAAAGAGCAATCCTCCAAGCGGGAAGAACACCCTTAGTAACAACCCCGTTACTGTCAATACTCAAACCACCAGTACCACTGCTATTCTGGATTTGATCGACTTTGATTATGCTGGTCATTGTGCGATCTCCATTAGGTACATGTCTGCGGCGTTATACCAATTCATTCGTCCAGCGTATGTGCCAGAATATGTACTTCCCGTGCCATTGGCTCCTTGTATTTCATATATAAGAGAAGAGGTTGAATTAGGGCTGTCTAAATAGAAGATTGGGCTTTCGTTAATATTGTGAATGCCAGAGTTACCCAAGTAACTCCTAAGTACCCATGTTTTTAGTATGCTACCATTTCGTACAATCCTATTATATACGGCGGGATAGTTTCCTGTATATACTTCATTCCCAATGCTGCCAGCGATGAGTATCTTTGATGTTGTTGAAGTTGGTGTAATAGACCCAGTAACGCCAGTTGAATAAACACCTTCTGATCCAGAATATGCGACACTGCTACTTGTCATAGGCACCACCTGCACCACATGCCCTGCCGCCATGACACGGCTACCCAAGTTAGGCTGGAGATTATCAACGTAGAGTGTACTCATCCTGCGATCTCCATTGCTGTGATTGTTTGAGTGCTTCCAGTATACCAGCTTAAATAAATGTATTCACCTTGCGTTGTTGACCCTGCTGCTAACCTAGCCTGTAGCTTATATGTTTGCTGTGCTGTTGAAGCTGGAGAAAAGTAACCGTGTGCTGATGAAAGAGATGATAAATTACCCGTTTGTTGATAATCGGTACCTTGATATATACTTTGAAATTGAATATCAGAAGCATCTGCGTTTGTTAAACGTAAATCAATCCTAGCTACGTTTGTCGTGCTATCGTTTACAGCAACTATTGTACTCACAAAAACAAGTACTTTGCTTGATGAGGATGTAGGCGTTATGGAAACAGATAAACCTGTGTCTGTCCAAGATGTCCCACTTGATGTGTTATTGTTTCCAGACTGTGTGTTGTACACCACCTGCACCACATGCCCTGCCGCAGCAAGCGTATGCCCACTGGGAACAATGATCTTATTTGCATTAGCTCCAGATGTTGGCCCTTTAAGCGTTTGTACTGTTAATTCACTAGCCATTATACCACCGTAAAGGTTCCGTTAATCGTGATAGCTGCATTCACAGTTACAGGCCCAATCACCATTGCATTGCGGCCCGCTGCGATTGTTACATCAGCGTCAATGCTATCGTCGTTATTCATCATGCCATCAAAGTTGACATCGCCAGTAACGGTAATCTGCTTGTTGCTCTGAACCGTTGTCGTTGCTTTACCAATCAAGCCAGCCATTAGGTTTGCTCCAGTACGCTTAGGATAACATCACAGGACGAGGCCGTATCACTTGTCACAACCACTGTGTCACCTGTCTCTAGGATCAGCTTACCGTCTAGAACGCTCAGAGAGGCTCCTGTGGGTATGGAAACGTCTTTCACTAAGTAAACCCCAGCGCACTGCACATCAACGACTATAGTGGACGATGTGACGTTTGCTAGATTGCAGCCAATTGTAACAGATGTTGTAGATGCTGGGGTTGTGTATACAGTTGTAGCACTTGTTCCCACACCTGCGCTTGTATAGTTCTTAAATGTATTTGCCATGAGCCTATCCTAACGCAATAGCTAAGGCCAAAGCCTCATCAGTTGTTCCATAACCTGCTGCTGCATGATCACCCCAAGCATAGGCAGCATCCCAGTTAGATGAATTGTTTGTGGTGGTGTACCAGCTAGATGCAGTGTAGATTGGGTCTGTTTCTGTGTAGCTAGTCAAATAACCCGCAGCCGAATGATCACCCCATCCATAAGCCGTGTCAGCATTAGTTCCTTGTGCGGCTGTTGCGTAAGCTGTTGACGCTGTATAAGCCGCTGTACCTAGCGCAGATGTTTCGACCTTATCGTTATTAAGATTATTAAAGTTGGCATCGACCTCCGCGTGGGTTAGCGGTGAGCCTTTGCCACTACGTGTCGTAAGTGTCGCCATCTATTAATCCAATCTGATCTTCAAGTTACCTGCGGAAATGCGGAACACATCGCCACTTTCAATCGTCTTTGGTAAAGCTGTCACAAAGTCAGCTGGATCGGTCAACTGTGCGTATGCAAGCATGTTGCCGCCTGTCGCCGCATCGTACACCGCAGCATATGTAACCGTTCCCCAGTTTGCCGTAGCCACTGGGAACTCTATTGCCGCAGTCGTTGCCGCCTCTGTGGGGTTTGTGCCTGACACCGTAAACGCTGCTGTCTGACGTGCGTATGACCCGCCTGAAACCTCTGTACCCGCCGCGCTATCTGACGATGCTGATGTTTGCAGGCCAACGTAAAGTGTAGTTGGAGCAGTGTATGCATTGCCGCCAAAAACGTGTTCTAGGATTTTATCCTCTAGGTAGTCTGAAAAACTCATTAGTAACTCCGAATTTTAATGCGGCGACCAGCAGAACCAGTTTTAGCCTTTTCGCTGTCTGCGTTTATACCATCTATTGCGCTTTGAAACAATGCTGCCCACGTTTGCATCCGCGCATCTTCACCCAAAAACGGCGCAGAATGTATTAAGGCACCATACAAATATGCGTCTGGGAAGTTCGTCAAAATCACATTTGTCGTTTGACTTGTGCTAAGTGATGGCAGTTTCGCGTAATAATACATTTCCAAGTCATATGCCACGTCTGGCTGCGGATATAGCTCTATTTCGCCTTGTGTTAGGGAGTAGAATGCTGGCTTACCCGATGTATTGCTTGCTTCGCGCATTGATTGCATTTCCATTGACGAAATCAGCTCTATCGGACGCTGATCTGCTTCTAGATGCAACCTGATTGGCTCTACAAAATCAGCAGGCAGTGCGCTGTAACGACCATCAACCTCTGCTGTTGCCCTGTTCTCCATGCGCCAATGGCGCACACGACGATTGATTTCGGCCTCTGCCAAGTCAATGAATGTCTTGATCCGTTCCGTCTGGTCATCACGATCCAGAAAGTCTGCGATCACCGTCTGTAGTTCATCATATGTTGTTATTGGCATTATAAGCCTCCGTATCCCATCAAGCCGCCCATGCGCTCGTTTCGTTTCTCTTTCTGATCGCGCAGGTAGTCAAACACACCAAGCAAGGGCATAGCGCCAAATGCAGCGAATGTAGGCAAACCCTGTTCTTTCACACGGCGGCGAAACTCTGGTGTTAGGCGCAAACCGTATGCAGGGAAGTTTATATCGTCGCTTTTTAGTCGGATCGTTTCTGGCTGCGCTTCCTTGTCAACCTTTTTCAAGATGCCACGTAGGCGATTTTGAACGTCACGATTATAGAAGTCTACCGCGCCCTGTTTTGGGTCGCTGTTACCACCAACCTTGCCAATCATTGTTCTGTCTTGCGGCAAAGCTAAGAAATCTACGGTAGGATCGTTTACTGCATCAATAATACTGCGACGTAAAGCGTCATCCACCCAACGGTTTTGTGAAGCCATCATCGGGCCTGCACCGCCTCTTTTCTTGCTTTCTAAGTTTGGCACTTCATCATAAAGTTCATTTTCTTGCCTCATCAGCTTTGAACTTAATATTTCGTACTGCTTGTTACTGTCTTTATACTCTGAAACCAAGTCGTGTAGATATTTTGTTTCCTCAGTCACAGGTAATTTATTGATATTATCTAGAAGCAACTGCCGTTCTTCTGTCTTTGTAAGCCCAGTGATGTTGATAATCTTTTTATCTAAATCGGACAAATTGTTTGGATCATATTCGGGCAATCCATCACGCTTCAAATGTCTGTTTGTTTTTTTAAGACGTTCGTTCAAGAAAATATCATCAAGCACGTCAGAGCGTAAATTTAAATCGTCAATCGCACCTGTTATTTGCCCAGCTACATTGTCTATTCTGCCCATTAAAGCATTACTCAAAGCCCGATCAGCCATTGTCGCGTCATCGAACTCTGTTAATCTCGCAGCCGTATCAAAGTCCATTGGAATACGCGCTGCATTATCTATGTTTTGCTGCGCATCAGACTGTATTTCACCAACATATCGCGCCCGACCACCATCAAGAACATCAAAGTCACCTACCCGCGTATGGTACTGCGTTAGTTCATCATCTGCACCGAAATGACTTGCGCCCTTGATAAAATCATCGCTCACTTGCTCTGATGGATCAGTGTATTGAAAAAAGTTCTCACGGTAGTTTTCCGCACCATATGGAAAATATTCGCTGTATTGCGTTTCGCCAGCGTCAAAGTCTTGGTTTACTTCTACGCCGCGATTTTCGAAAAAACTGTCTGGATCATATAAATAGTCACTCTCCAAACCTTCATACAAGTTATCCCTTACCATGCGCTCTATTTCATCAGCACCATAGTAATCCATGACAGCATCATAACTGTCGTTATGTAGCCGAACGTCATCCCCACCAAAGTCAATAATGTACTCCGCACTGAGAAGCTGCTCCTCATCAAGACCAGTGCGCTCCATTAAGGCATCGACTTCATCAGCGTCTAGATAGCGACCTGTGGTCACGTCTGGTTGGTAGTCTAAATTTTCAGACAGCATATCCACATAATTATTGATTTCTTGCGACATCAATGGTTGATCGTTTAAGATGTTGTCTTCAAACCAATCACCAAAATTAAAGTTTCCAACAGTAAGTTCTGTATCGCCAATAGTACCAAACGCATTGCGCGTCTGCCTTGTCAGTCGCGGATCGTTGCTTTTAAGGTAATTTATTAATCCCTCTTTGGTAACTTTTTTACCAGCAAAGGTACGATCCATGCCAGACCATTCTAGTTCAGCTTCCTTAGCGCCACCCTTGAGCAGCATACCGCGCATTTGTTCATATGTGCCTTTGTTTTGCTTCAGGTTTTCGGCTGCGCGCAGTGATGGGCTGAACAAAGACGCGCGGGTTGGCACTTCATCTAAGGGCGGGCCGCCATTATCGCCAATACCTGCTGCGCCCACTGACTGAGGCTGACCACCCTCCTGAAACGCCTCTAAAACACCCCGTGGCTCACCCTCCATCAATGATCGGGTTGCATATTTTACGTCTGACGGAACTGCATCAGCTATCTTTTGAGCGCCAGAAACAATGCCACGCGCCACAGTATCACCAACAACAGGAACAGCGCCAACGACAGTAGCAAGGCCCAGCGCGGCAGCTAATGGGTAATTTGGATCATCTTTTGATAACTCTTGTCCGACTTCCGCTGCCCCAGTGATGTCACCAACAACAGGCAAAAAATCACCATAATCTTTCACAAACTGCACACTGGCGGGCGTTTGCGTTCTGTTTCCTAAAAGTGATGTGCGATTTACTGGCGGTTGATAATTTACCAGTTCATCACGATCTTGCACCAAGCCACTTAAAAAATCAATTAAGTTCATCACGATCCCCAAACAAGTAAGTTAGCAAGCCTGATGCGTACCCTCTGCGCCGTGAAGGTGCCTGAAACAGCGTTGATGCGCCATCGCCAATTATCACGCCGAGTTTGCCCATTTTGTTCATATCATCTGCTTGGTTGACCTCATGCAGCTTATCGATAAAGTCCATGCGGCCTCGCTCGTAGCTGTGCGGATACATCAAACCCCGACCAACGCCATGACGCGGCCCATATTCGCGCATCATGCGCTCCATGTATTCACGCTGCCGAACGTCTTTGTCATCAATACCTAGCGCTTCCAACTCTCGCAAAGCACGGGCGATCACATCATCACTGTAATAATAGCCCTCTGGGCCATCTTCGCGCACACGGTACGCGTTGCGTTCATCTTGAGCCTCTCGCGCATACTTATCACGCATTGCGTTAATCAGCTTGTCCATTAGCCCCTCACAGACTTCTTACCACGACAGCCCCATGCCTTAATACATGCCCTGCGTAAACTCGTTAAACTTAGACGTACCACCCGTCAGCAGGTAATTCTTGTATTGCTCCGCAATCTCCGTACCCGCCAAAGCCGCTGGCATCGTACTCATCAACCCCTGCATCGTTGCTGACGTGTTGTACTGGAAGTTTGTCGGTTGCCCTGACGGATACCCTAACTGGTTAGGAACGTCTGCTGGGCGATATGTCATAGTGTTCTGCATCGGCACACCAAAAGATAAACCTGCGGGGTTTGGCGCATTGATCGCCATATTGCCTGTCGGTGCTGGTGTTGATGATGGCGTTGGCGCACTAAGCGGTGGCGATGGCGGCGTTGGCATTGATGCTTGTGGCAACTCTGGCCGTCCGACCATCCCAGCCCGTGCATATGTTCTTGGGCGATTATACCCATAAGGCGCAACGCCTGCTGCGTTCAGTGCCATGCTATACAGCCCAGCGCCCTGAAATGTATCGCCCGACTGATTTTTGCCGCCGCCGTCTTGAATATCAATGTACCAAGGAACATAGATGCCAGTGTTCGGGTCATAGTAGCCCCAGTTTCTGTCTGTGCGACTGCGAGTGATGCGCTGTTGTTGTGTATCAGTAAACCCGCCATCTGGCTTTTCAATATTCTTGCCAGACGCCTTGCCAGACCCCTTGGCCTCTACTGCCTGCGTGTCGTCACTAGAAGGCTGATAAGCTGCTTTGCGCTCATCCTCGTCATTCTTAAATATGTTACTAAAGAAACCCATTATTTCTTGCCGCCCATTTTGCCGTATATACATCCGTTCTTACATAGTGATGGGTGTGGGCATGTATCGCCAGTTTTTGGACACTGCATCATTTCTTCCTTTTCTTTGGCTTAGACTGTGACGCTTTAATAGCCTTCTCTGTGGGCGCGCCTTTTTCGCCCTTTTTACGCATAAGTTCGCCGCTGCCAGCCTTGATGCGTTTTTGCTTTGCGCGAATGTTATCCCACAAGCCAGTTTTCTTTTTGGTGGCTTTCTTTGCCATTAACCACCCCACCATACTGCGCTGACCTTACACGCAGCACTAGCAATCACACTTATGTCCTCAACATCTTCGACAACTAACTTGACATTCGTATCAGCCGCCGCAAAACGTGATCCTGTGCCATCTGTAACGTCTGCCGTTG